TCACAATAAGTATGCTTAGAGCGTTGATTTGAAGTGAAAAACAATTTGTATTATATCCTACGCTTTTTGTGGCAGCTGCCCGTTATCGAAAAACATGTCTATAGCTGCGTCTGGCTCAAGTCCTCGCAGTGTTTTTGCACAGCCGTCGGCTTCTGTTCTCCGCCTGAACCTTGCTACTAGCGTTCCATTTATAGTGACGACCCAAGGATTTATGTGTGGACTAAGCGATGTGTACATGTCTTAATATATGTATGTGCTATTCTAACTATAGCACTGATACATATTTGGGTCAATCATGGAGCATATACAATTGGCAAAGGATAGAAGACTAGCGCTGCCAGCGCTGGGGGAGTATTACAATGATATTTTGACTCTTGATGCTTGGATTAATAACCGCTCCCGCGTGGTTCAGGCTCAGAATTTGCTTTGTGCCAAGCTTCAGGAAAGGGAAATTAGGATTAAAGAAAGAATTGAATATATAGCCAAGAAAAGGGGTATTACTTCTGAGCAGCTATGGGAGCTTATATTGACCGGCATTGCCGAACAGCTAGAGGCTGATGAAGATAATTAGACCTAATCCTGGAGCGCAGGAACGCTTTTTGGCAAGCAATGCTGACATTGTAATTTATGGTGGCGCTAGGGGTGGGGGCAAGAGTTGGGCATTGCTGCTTGACGCATTAAGATATGTAAATAATCCCCGATTCACTGCCGTGATATTCCGGCGGACTTATCCCCAGATAGCTGCCCAGGGCGGACTCTGGGATAAGTCTTGTGAGATATACCCGTATTTTAATGCGATCGCTAACAAATCAAATTATCGCTGGCATTTTCCATCTGGAGCCAGCGTTAGCTTTGCTCACATGAAGGATGAGCGGCATAAGCTGAATTGGCAAGGGGCGGAAATATGTTATTTAGGGTACGACGAATTGACACATTTTACAGAAACGCAGTTTCTATTTTTACTAGGAAGTAACCGTAGCACCTGCGGCATTAAGCCTTACATTAGAGCTACTTGCAATCCTGATGCTGAATCTTGGGTGCGATCGCTGGTTGCGCCCTGGCTTGCAGAGGACGGATATGCTGCGCCGGATAAGAAGGGTGTATTATATTGTAGTTTTGCTGATGGGCATTTTCAAATTCTTCGTAAGGGAAAAACCGAGGACAATCTAAATCCTAAAACTCTTACTTATATAAGCGCTGACGTATGGGATAATACCAAGCTATTGGAAATTAACCCAGATTATATAACTTCGCTGCGATCGCTCCCGCTGATAGAAAGAGAGAGATTTTTGGGGATAAAAGGTAGGGGTGGGAATTGGAATATTAAGGCTGCATCCGGACTAATTTTTAAATCAGCTTGGCTGACAGTTACACACACATACACATATCAAAAATCTGATAGGGCGATCGCGTATTGGGATTTTGCCGCAACAACACACACAGCGTCTGACTATAGCGTTCGCACTTTGCTTGTGAAAAGAAACTCAACTATATATATCGTAGATATTCTCCGCTTTCGCGCCCCGCCAGCGGAGTGCAATAAAATAGTTATCACTACAGCCCAAAAAGATTCTCACTACAATTGTGCAATTCGCTGGCAGAATGACCCCGGTTCTGCTGGAGTTCGTGATAGCGCAGCGCTCATGACTTTATTATCTGGCTATGACGCCCGTCCGGTGAACGAGCATAGAGATAAAGTATCCAGAGCTTTGCCCTTAAGTGCAGCTTGCGAAGCAGGCAATGTGGTGATTTGCAATGGGATTTGGAACCAGGCATTAATATCTGAAATGGAGGCATTTCCTGATGGTGCCCATGATGACCAAGTAGATGCGATCGCTGGAGCTTATAATTGCTTGAGTGCGATCGCAACTACCACGGGAGTATTAAGATATTAGCCAAAAAAATATCTTTAAATATATATCATTTAAAGATATTGAGAATTAATTAAAATGTAAATAATATTTTAATCTAATATTTTTTAAATTGTCTACTTTATATAGCTCCAGCTATTATAGATATTATGGGTGAAGTTCCTGTGAGTGTAATTAGATTTGCCCTTAGATAGATAAAGGGTATTAGATTACTTTTAACGGCGTTGCCATTTATTGTAGAGGCTAGGTTTACAATGTTGTACCAATTACTGCCATTTAAACTGCCTTCAATGTCGCAAGATATTGTAGTTAGCGACCCACTAGTAATTACTAATTGAGCAGTTAAGTTTAAATACGTGGTGGATAAATTTACTCCTGCTCCTGCACCTGTTGCACTAACATTAGTCAGTAGTGCGATTGCCGCAGTCCCGTTTGCTGAAAGGCTTCTACCTAAACCGTTTCCTGAGCCTGCTGCGCTTCTTTGTCTGTCCCAGACTGTGCCGTTGTAGAGTATATTGGCGTTTCCAACTATTGGTGATACTGGAGTGCTTAAATTATCATTTATAGCTACTGCTGCTGGCAGTTCTGTATCAACTGATTGAGAGCCATTGAACGTTATACTTTGGACTGGTAGCGAGGGGGAGATATTGTTTGTAGCTTGCCCGACGGCGGTTATAGTTCCGCTTGTGTAGCTATTTACAATCACCCTCATGTATTCGGCGAATTTTGGGACATTGTAAATTCCATTACTGGCGATCGCATTTCCTATGGTATTAGAGCTTATGCTGTAATAGAATATTTGCTGCCAGTTTAGATTATCGTTTGAGACTTGTACAATTAGGCTTGCTGTCCAGACACCAGTTAGCTGGAATGATACCCAAGAGTATTCTGTAGTATCTATATAAAGTAAGACATCGTTCAATGCGGAGGCTGTGCCGAATAAATCCAGGCTTTTGCCAGTGACGATTGGTAAATCAAATCGAGCCATATTCTATGCAGTGAAGGAGCTTTTGATTACAGTTTCGCGACGTTTTGCCCAGGAGCTAACGCGGAGTTCGCTATAAAAAATTCCTAAGGGAAATTCCAGATTGGGCAATCCAGTAATTCTTAGAGTGGTGAGTGGATCTGGATTTACATCAACGAGTGCGATCGCAGAGCCATTTACAGAAATTAATAATACCTTGCCAGGGTCGCTGACGGGAAACGCTGACGCTATTACGATTCCGTCTATGGATACGCCGACGGCTAGCCCGTTCCGGATGAACTTTGTATACAGCCATTGATTGCTATAGTTGGTAATTGTGGAGGTGATGCCTGAGAAATCAAACACTATAGGTGATGCCGTCGCGCCCCTGACATATTGAAAAAACTCTATAGTGTAATCATCACTGGTGAAATCAATATCTGGTGCGCTGATATTGACGATACTACCAGATTCTAGGAGACAACTTTTATCCAGAAAGCGGCTTTCCAAAGTGCTGAACGCTGCGCCGCCAAAAAGACTGATGGTGTTACCAACTAAATCAATTGCATTATTTAGAGGTGCGATCGCCAGTGCGTCTAGATTGTCTGTGATGCTGCGCGTTAGGACTGGCGTGAAGTCTATGCCTTCAACTATACAGACAGCGAGTATATGTATACAGGGATAATCGCCGTATTCATTTTGGGGCGATCGCCCACCGAAAAATACTCCAGCCCGAGTTTGAGTATATGCCGGACAATTGCATGTAAAGTTATTTGAAGTTGGTGTTAGACGACTCGAAGACACGCGCCAAAAGGATAATGAATTTTCAACGACACTGGAGGCGATCGCATTGCTGTTCATATTTGGGATTATCCATTCGAGCGCACTAACTCGCACTGCTTTCAGCGCAAATGCCATTTCCAGTTTCTTCAGTGTCTTTGCTGGGTAGATAAATTGTTACCTCCTTTGTTTCTATTTGTGGCGCTTCTGTTTCTCGCCATCCGCATTGGCATTTTAGGTAGAAGAATATAGCTGCTGCATTTCCTTCTTCTATAAGTTCAAATAGTTTGGCTGTAACTTTTAGTTTTGCTTTAACTCGTCCAGCTTCGTAGGCTGCCCTTACTTCGTCCTCATCTCTGAGTTTTCTATTTAGTGTGGGTCGAGATATGTTTAGAATAATACTAATTTCGTATATAGTTAATCCCAATCCGGCGCATCTTTCTATTGTGCCAATTTGCTCTTCTGTTAACTTTACTTTTCTTCCCATTATGGTATCAGATTCAGATGTAGACCGTGCTGTTGAGCATTTAGGATATCCTGTACTTGAGTGGTCTTTTACGCTTATCCGCTCTCGCATGAATTCAATTTCAACTATATCATCGGCTAGCGAAACTAGAATGATTACTATATTAGATAATTGTGATTCTGTTCAGGCTGCCAGGCTTGCTTATATCCTTGCTTCTGCTGGTACTCAAGTATTGCCAGGTGGTACAGTTTATTATCGTTCTGCCAAATTGGCAGAGTTGAACCGTGAGTTATTTTACTGGAGGAGCGAACTAAGTAGTTTGCTTTCAGTTTCTATTCTTGCTGCGCCTTCTCCTTTTGTTTTGCGAACTTAGCCATCCCGGTATATCCCCATTTTTAATTATTGCTTGCGCCCAAATGTCACAGACAAAATTTTCAGTTTTTGAGCCAAAGTATCATGAAGATTATGATTTTAAGCTTTGGAATTATTTAGAGGATTTATATATTGGTTCTTCGCGTTGGCTGGAAATTACGGATTCTGGATTTTATCCAACACCCCGCACGGGATTTTATCTTCCGCGCCACCCAGGAGAAAACTCTCAAAACTGGATTTCTAGAATCAACGCGACATTTTACGACGACCTTTTCGCTAAAGCTTTACGGCGATTTGTGGATTTAATCTTCCGCTCTGGCGTAGCCTTCTCCGGAGAATTCCCCGAGTTTGCTGCAAACTATTCTACACTGAGTTTAGAAGGCGTTGGCGGAGATGCTTTCCTCGCAGCGATCGCACTCGACGCTATGTTATATGGACACTGTTTTATACTTATAGATTATCCTGTAAATTCCGCTACGCATTATGCGGATTATCTAAGTAAGAACTTTCATCCATATTTTGTTAAAATACTTCCACAGAATTTAACTAATTGGGAATCGCGGTTAGTAGATGGTAAGAGAGTTTTTACTAGAGCGGAGGTGAGGAATTTTCGTAAGGGAAAAATCGAGTATTATGTTTACGAGCCTGGGGTATGGACTAGATATCAAGAGATTGAGCCTTTTGACGGGAGTGCGTTTGCGATCGCATCTCAAGGTGAGAATCCTTTAGAGATTGTTCCTATAGTTCCTGTCTATGGCGGCTATTCCCAAAGATTCGCTGTGAGCTTGCCTCCGCTAAAGTCCCTAGCCGATAAGAGTCGTACACTTTATCAATTGACTTCTGACCATTACCGAAAGGTGAGTTTGTGCTGTCATCCAGTGCCTGTACTTAAAGATTTGATGAGGAGTGAGGAGGAAGCTCTTGAAATCGGTCCGAATAGCTTTATTAACTTGCGCGACCCCGCAGGCTCCTTTAATTGGGCTGAACCGCTTGCTACGTCTTTAATTCAGTCTAGGACTGACATTAAAGATTTGCGATCGCAAATTAGTGATGAGTTAGCTAATTATTTGCTGACTCCATCTCAGCGCCAAAGTGCCACGGCTTCTCAGCTTTTAACTTCGCCATTAGAAGCTTCTCTAGCTAATTTTATCAGGAGTTTTGTATTAGGGATTAATGATGCGATCGCAGTCTATGGTCTTTACTTGGGATTGAGAATTGATTACAAGATTGAGCTAGAGTATGATGTTTTTCCAAATGCTCTTAAAGATTCTCAATCAGCTTTGGCTATAAGTACTTTGTACGAAGCGGGTCTAATTTCTCGCGCTGCCGCTTTAGAGTCCTTGAATGATTTAGGATTCTTCTATAAGGGCTTTGATTTAAAAGGGGAACTGCTTTCTAAGAATGATACCGTATAAAAAGGCTTGCGTATGCGCTACTGGTTTGATACAGAATTTATTGAGGACGGGAAGACAATTGACCTTATTTCTATTGGGATGGTTGCTGAGGATGGCAGGGAGCTTTACTTGTTGAATTGGGAATGTGATTTGACCAGAGCTAGTCTTTGGGTTAAGGAAAATGTTCTTTTTCAGTTACCACTAAAGCCTACTCATGAACCTAGTATTGGGGGAACATGGTTAAAAAAGCAAGATATAGTAACAGAAATTAAAGATTTTGTATTTTCTGCTGGGCTTGATACTAAGCCTGAATTTTGGGCTTATTACGCTGATTATGATTGGGTTGTATTTTGTCAACTTTTTGGAACGATGATGGATTTACCCGATAGTTTCCCTATGTATTGCCTTGACATAAAGCAAGAGTGCGATCGCTTGGGCAATCCAAAGTTACCAGAACTAGGGGAGGGTATGCATAATGCGCTTGAAGATGCTAGATGGAATAAGAGAGCTTGGGAATTTTTGAGAGATTTGACTATTTGATATGACAGATGCACCACTTGAACAGCCAGGTCTTGAAGCTCTCCGTAAAGAGCGCGAGCGAGCTAATGCTTTAGAATCTGAGCTTAAAGAGCTTCGTTCAAAGAATCAAGGAACGGAAATGTTAGCCGAACAATTGTCGCAAACTAAAAAACAATTTTTAGATTTTCAGTCAGCCAAAGAAAAGGAACTTTCCGAACTAAAATCTTCACTAGAATTGCGCGACAAAGAAATCTTAGAATCCAAGATTGAGCGCAAATTCAAAACGAGTGCGATCGCTTATCAATTAAATGCTGACTATCAAGATGTGCTTCTTGCTGCTCACAAATCTAATATGAGGTTAGAAGAGGATAAGCTATTAGTAGGGGGTAAGACCTTTGATGAGTGGATTGTATCTCAGAGAGAGAAATTACCAAGGATATTTGATGCGCCAAATACTTCTGGCTCAGGCGCGACTCAAAGCGATCGCACCTCGTATACTCAGAAGCGTTCTATACCTCGTGATGATGGTCAAGCTTTTATCGATAATTTAGATGCGATCGCGAAAGGTAAGATTGATACCATCTGAAAGATTTTCTAGCCTTAGTTAAGAAATTCTGGAGCGCGACGCTGACCGCCAAGCGAGCCGGCGCTGCGGCGATGCTTGGCGCGATCGACGATGCGAGTCTCAAATTGCGATCTTCCGCCATCCTTTGATTGAGTGCATATCCGTACTCATGCGTTTCTCTAGAGCTTTTTAAAAACTTTCGTTTTGATTGGATTTTTATTTTTCTAATGGATTTTATTTAAGACCTAACTATGGGTTACAGACGGCGACAGCGCCACTGTCTTTAGAGCTAACTTACGGGCTGCGTATTTTCTGTTTCCAAAAATTCTTTTATTAATTTTATTGAGCAACTATTTACTGATATTTTTTCTGGGATTAGAGTAGACATCATATGCTTACCTAATGCCATATTGCTATGCGTGTAGTTTATTGTCCTAACTGCAAGTCTAAGTATTTAGAGTATGTTCCGGAGTGTGATTTGTTGCAGTGCTTGAGTTGCTCGATTGTTATTTGGGATGAAGATGTCATTGATGATTTTAAGCGATCGCTTTTATTCCCAGATAGGATTAATGGTATTACTCGTTAGGACTTAGAGCCTTTTATGTATGAGCTTTCTTGCCCTTATTGCGGACTTCGTGGTTTTTTAGAGTACTTTGAGCCTCTGGATATTTTGAAGTGCCTGAATTGTTCCTCTGATGTTTTTGATTCTAGCCTTGTGGATAGGCACAAGATTCTAGTTCCGCCGAAGGACGATAAGATTGAAGTTACTGGCGAGAGAGATAGAGCGATTCTAGAATAGCGATCGCTAGTCAGCGCGATGCTGTAAAAGTTTCCCTTACGAAGATTTTCTTTTCAGCATGGCTAACACAATTTCCTCCCTATTAATAGACCGAATTTATGCAATGGCGCTGATGGCGCTGCGCCGCAAAACAACTTTGCTTAAAGCTATCATGCGCTATGACCGCGACATGAATGTATCCACATTCAAGGGAGACACTGTTGTTATTCCGATACCAGCGCAGTTTACTGATGCAATGGTGTTAGATGTAGCGCCAGCAAATATTCCACCAAGTCCTTCTGATATTACACCTCGTTTTGCTTCTATTACCTTAAGCAACTGGAAGAAAGTCGGTTATGCTTTAACAGACTTAGAAGTTGATAGGCTGCAAGCGGGGACATTTACTAGTCAGTTTGATGCTGCAATTGATGCTTTAGCACGGACAATTATCCGTAGCGTGTGGGCAAATTTTACTGGAATTTATCAGGCTGCTGGTACGGCGGGAACTACGCCATTTGCGTCGAGTACGGCAATTGTTTCTAACGCTCGCTTGCTGCTTAATCAATCTGGAGCGCCAATGGATATGCGTTCAATGGTACTAGGATTTGATGCTGATGCAAATTCGATAAACTTGGCAATATTCCAGCAATACTTACAAGCTGGTAATACCGATGCTTTGCAGGAAGGTACGATTAAAAGAGCAATTGGTTTTGATTGGATGACCGATGCTTATACGCCAACTTTTACTGGGGGAACTCTTAGTAACGGTACAACTAAGGCTGCATTAGTTAATGGTGCTGTCGCCGTCGGTGCAACGACTTTTGCTATAGATTCCGCAACTTTAACTGGAACTTTGGTAGTGGGTGACATATTTACCGTAGCTGGTTCTACTCAGCAGTATGTTGTTACAGCTAACGCCACTGCTGCTGCAAATGCGATCGCTTCTGTAGCATTTACACCCCCAGTTGTAACAGCATTTGCTGATAATGCGGCTGTAACATTTATTGCTAATCATGCAGTTGCTGGGCTGGCTCTACATCAGAGTGCGATCGCATTTGCATCAAAGCCCCTGGATAATGTCATGTTTGAGGGCGGTAGTCAAATTCGCCAGTATCCTGACCCGTTTTCTGGACTGACTCTTTGCCTGGAAATATCTCGTCAGTATAAACAGACAGTTGCAGAATTTTCTTGCTTGTGGGGTAGCACCCTGGCTCGTCCTGAGTGTGCCGTAAGAATTCTTGGTTAAACTTTACCGAGATACACGCTTTCTACATGAAAAAAACATTTTAGATTTCGTGGCTTTACGGATTGGTTTTCCTGTAATTTTGAGGGATATTAATGAGTAAACCCCGCAGCGCGGGGTTCTCCTAAACATTCTATCTAGTACATGGATAATCAAAATCGCTTGTCTACGCTTTTAGGAATCATCATTGGTATAAGCAGCGTCCTTGTTGCTAATGGGGTAATTGATGAGAAAATTGGGGGTACAGTATCTGGAATAGGAACAGTCTTTCTCGGATACCTTGTAAGGGAACACGAACAGGGGCATTAACTCATGAATATCTTATCCTAAAAATTCTAGTATGCGATCGCAGCTAGCACCCTCGCGTAACATTTGTTTAATAATCGGAGCTTTGGCTGCTGTCACAGACTTGCTCCGATTGCACCACGACGAACCGATTTTTATTTCATAATAAAATCCCCACCTCCAGTGCTGATAATTATCTGGGTCGCGCATTCCCTCAACTTTGGGGTATGTAGCTATCCCAGATTTCAGCTTTCTAGTTTCTAGGAATGGTGCTAGACTACCCTGCCTTAGCGAGTGAGTTGAGATAGACGACTCTTTTGATTGCAACAGCGGCTTGAATGGGGCACACGCTTCGGGCATACAAATCGTTACACTCTCTGCGCCCTGGCATATACGGTTTAACTCCTGGATAATATGGAGCTGCACCGATATTGTTTCCCCACCATCCAGCAATACTTGCTCTGTCCAACCAGGGGGGAATCCCATCATCCACCCTGCTACTCCTGGATTTAGCTTTTCCTTCGGCGCAATAAATTCCCGCAATTTCTGCTCCAATCTGGTGCTTCCAGCCGGACGGTAATTCCCGGAACCCTTGGAGTACGTCGTCGGTGTAGGCAATGATAAACACCCTTTCTCGCTCTTGCGGAGAGCCGAATAAACTTGCCTTGATTGGCTCAATTTCAAAAGTATATCCTGCCATTCGGAGTCCCCCAAGTATTGCTCGTAATCCTTGATGGACAATTCCACTGGGTTGCTCAACGATAATAAATCTAGGCTTAACTTTTTTGATGCATCGCAATGCTTCAAACCACAAGCTTGATTCTGGGTGTAATAACCCACTGCGGTTTCCGGCTGCGGAAGTTCCAGTACAGGGAAAGCCAATTGTAAATAGGTCAGAGTTTCCCTTAGGAAAATAATCACAGATATTTGGGTGGATAGGTATACCTGGAAACTTATACTCAAGAACTGCGATCGCGTTCTTGTCAATTTCGACAAACTGGACGGTTTTAATGTTTGCTCCGCAGAGTTTGATGCCAAGCTCAAAACCGCCGATTCCACTGAACAAGCTGGTGTGTTCCATGACGGGTCTGCGACCGTTGCTTCGCGATCGCTTATAGGTGTGGATATGTATACATTTGTGTTGAATAGTTCCACGCTTTTTTTCCTAAGGGAAACTTATTTAATAATTAACAGTTGAAAGCTGGATACTACGCGTTTGTTGCAAAGCTTTATCGGATACGCTATTATTAATGGCGAATGCTAGCGCTCGTTTTTACGGCAAAGGCGAAGAATAGGCGGGAAACTATCATTAGTCTGAGGCGTTCCCCGCCTTAAAAATTAAAGCTCAGAGCGAATCCTTTCATAAAAAGCTACAGCTTTTTTCCCGTTGGTTGGCTCAAGTTGTTCTAGAATTTCTTCCAGTTGAACTTGGCTGTAGCTAGACACACTTAAAGCCCAAGCGATCGCATCATTTTCACAGTCCCAATTTCGCCAAGCTTCCACATTTGGTGCTGTCCCTGCGTTGATTACGTCCATTGGTGGGTCATAAAATTCTGCTTTGACTGGCGAGTCTGTATCGGCTACCCATCCTAATCCACACACAGATAAAGTGGCGCGGCGCTTTGCTTTTGTCTCAGCTTTTAACATGGCATTGCATTTATCCTCACCTTTGAGTCCAGCAATAGATATCATTCCGGAAGATTCTTCGCTCCTATCATTAGCACATAGTGCTAAAACTGTAACTATGTATACATCTTCTACTACTTCGCGCTTGGTGATTCGTAAGCTGACATTATGCAGTTTCCGTAACTGTGCCGTTCCTGCCGCGTTTATGTAAAGTGATAGTCGCCCTTTCGATTTTATATAATCAAAAGGGTGTGCAATTGCATCTAATCCCAAGTAAGAGCAAAGCTCAAGATAATAATGCACCCGCTCGACTGCGGTCAGGGAAGTTAAATCACCTCCCAAAATTATTTGCTCTTTAGCCGACTGGTTTGTATTTCGTTTTTCTACCATGTGTGACAAGGGGACAAAGGGGACAAGGGGATTAAGTCTGGGTGGGCGGGTGGGTGTGACGGATAAAACTTACGTTACAAGCTCTGATTCAAACTCAACAAATAACTCCGATGCCCTTTCCCGTCTTTCCGCGTAGCAGTATTCAAACTCTCTATAGTTCCTAGCGCCGATAGTTTTCCACACAGCGAATACATGCTTATCTGGTATCTGTCCTTGACATATGTCATTCTGCATTAGCAATTTAGTTGCATAATAATCTTGGTTAAATGCTTTGCTAATGCCCGAATAAGCATGACAAGTGCAGGTGGTTTCATGCCCCAATTGCACTTCGTAGAAGTCCGACGCCTCAGTTCCTTTGGCGATAAATTCATCCCAACTATCCCCAGGCACTAACTTATAGGGGTCGGCTTTTGCCCAGCATTTTTTAATGAGAACTTTTAAAAACTCTTTCTTGGAGATAAAAGTACACAATCCTCTGGCTTTAACTTTTACTCCTCGCTTGCGCTCAAAGTTTTTAATGTACACCCATACAACTTTGTCGAATACATCTACGACAATTCTGGATTCAACCCCCTTTAAATCTTCTGCACTCCAGCCGCGATCGCCAAGGATGATTTTTAAATTATCTAAACTATATAGGTGTTTCAAAGCATAGTTCTTGCTGCTGTCGTCGTGGCAGCAGATGGATTTATGAAAATTAGAATATTTGTGCGATGCTACTGTGTGGGCTAGAGCAATGAAAGCCATGTTGCAGAAACCTTTAGTCTGAGGTATACATATATAATATCATGTATATCAGAATTAGCAACATTATGGCACCAAGAAAAGAGCGCAGCGACAAGGGCAAGGGTAAACATTATGATTATGTCATTACCCCTGGAAAGGCATTCTTCCATACTACTCACGACGGTGAGCCATTTTCTAGCCCGAATGTTCAGGTGCGGCTAACTATGTCGATGTATCGCGAATTGCGGAAGGCTTCTATGGGTATGACTACTACTGATTGGCTAAGAATTGCGATCGCAGAGAAGCTCTCCCGTGACTCAATTGTAGAATAGCTTTAATTTGGGGAGGCGGAATCAAGGGTAAACCCTTAATTCCGCTTTCGCTTTAGTCCACCATATTCCCCAATTTCACAAAGGAATATGATTTTTAATTGATAAACACTTATGAATGATATCACAAAATTCCACAAACTAACGCCTCAAGAATGCCGCGAAATGTATGCCAGCAACTTGATTGACGCAGCTGGTTACATCCTTCTGATTATTAAGACTCATGGCGCAGCGGGTTGGAAGTGGGGAATATCCGCCAGGGAGTTTTGCCTTGAGTGGGGAATCAAAATTCGCACCTTTTACGTTGCCATAAAACGTTTAGTTGCCAAGGGCTTAATTGAAGCGAAGCGCCGTTCCGATATATTACTGAGCTACAAAACAGTGCCTGATGTTGCTGTCAGCATTGATGCACACACGTACAGTCCTGACTGTACACCAGCGCAGCGCGGCGACATATTAGTGCAACGCCGCGTACATTCAGAGCCTGAAACCCTTGTGCAGCAAGAGTTTCAAAATCTACCAGATTCTTCTCAGACTTCCTCAGATTTTCAATCTGAGGAAGAGCAAGAGCAAACTGCACCCTGTGGGGGTGCTGTTTGCCAAGAGGAAGAAATAAAAGAATTATCAGAAGAAGAGTTAGCGATCGCATTTCATCAAGCCGAAAAAGGAATTAAGCCTAGCCAATCTATTTGCGACCGGATAAGAGATACTAAATACGCTACTGCGTTTGTTGCGATCGCTCGCCTTAATGGCTGGGATCTTTCTCAGGGGGAAGGCGATTCTCAAGGTCGCCAGGAAGCTACTTCTTTTCTTGAAAATTTAAAGCGGAGATTCCGCTCGTGAGGCTTTATGAAGTGTGATTTTTGCGATCAAGAGATAGATTTATCAGATGAGCGTGTTTTATTGCATTTGTCACGGTCTTACCCAGACAAAAGTGTTTGCATTGATTGCGATATTCTCGTGACTTTAGCTAAACAAACAATACTTAGCGATATTCTCGGGGGATTGCCTGCGGGTACTACGGCTGGGATTATGCTTGGTAATTATGATGGCTAGCTAGAAAGAAAAATCCCTTACGAAAATCTTCGTAAGGGAAAACGCAATCATGAGATATAAGTTTCTAATTAATAACAAATTTCCGGGGAGTGCCGACGCTCATATCCCATATTGCCCTTCTGGTGTGTACTGGCTGGTAGCTTACGTGCACTGGGCGATTTTCGCCGTAGTAGTAGATTGAATCAAAGTGTAGGTGAGTTAAATGGATTACTAACTTTCTAGAGTCAATACCTCCAATCTGCAAATCGCAAGCTGCGCCATCGTGCTTACATACCCGCCTCCCCTTGCTATTTAGTTCGTGGCTTGAGTGTTGATCTATTCTGGGGCAAATTAGGGCTTTCCGTTTGATGAGGTGCGATCGCATTTCTTCTCCGCAGAATCCGTAACTTAGCTTAATATTTTCATAGCCAAACTCCCGGTGTAGTGGTAGTAAAATCCATTCAATTAGACCTTCTAGTGCGTATAAACTTTCTGTTTGCACAGGGAAGTTTACCGATTTCATTGAGTGTCTGATTTCCTTGTAGGTACTGGAGCAGGTGCATAGATCGTAAAGAATTGGATTCATGATTGATAGTGAGTGGTGGATGAGGCTTACTATGGGTGTTGGTTGGGGGTGGTGGGGTGGGCGTAGGGTGAAAACTAAGTCTGGGTGGGCGGGTGGGTCTGTCCTATAGAACTAAGCATCAAGACCTTGGTAGGAACCCCCTTTATGGTGTTCGACTATCGCCCAAATAGTTACATTTCTCTTGGCATTTAGGAAAGCGATCGCGTCTTCGACTTTCTCAAAATTTTGCCCGTCGCTTTCTGCCCAGAGCAGGATTCTACTTTCGTTTATTTTGTAGGGTCTTCCGCCTGAATAGTTTTTGCACCAGTAAACTTTTGCCATGATTAAGGAAAGCCTGAGCAAACGCCCAGGCACTAGTGTTTAATTTTCTTCGTATATATAGTTTTCGTGTTCGACAAACAGAATTTCATTACTTTCTGTTTTAACTTTGATGCCTTTATCGTTTGTGGAATAATCTATGTATTCCCCGATTACATCTCCTCTATTGAAATTTGCCGATGGTTGGTATCCTCTGCCTGCGGGAATTAGCTTTGAGCCGACTTGCACTAGCGATATGGTTGCTTTTATCATGGATGAAGAAAGCCTGAGCGAAAGCCCAGGCAGTAGTGGTTAATTAAAATGGGCAAGCATTGTTTGCGTCAAGGTATGTTTGCAATTGCATCGCAGATATCAGGATTTGACGCCCAACTTTATCAACTCCAACTAATTCAAGCTCTTGCCTGTGAGCAAAAGTTTTAAGCTGGATTGTAACAATGGTGACATCGCCAAGCTCTGGAACGTAGATAGAAAGCATAGTCTGAGGCTCTCGAAACTGTATACATACATCATAGCGTGTATACGAGATAAAGTCAACGTTGATATTTTATTGTATACATGCTATAATATAGCTACCAGACTAATGAAGGTACTTGTATGGATATTGCTTTCACCGGACCCCGCACACTGACTGATAAACAAGTTGATGATATCAGGCAAGATTTTCGCTATTTCATATCTGAGCCTAGAGCTACTTGGCATGTCGGCGATGCTAGTGGGCTTGATGCCTTGGTTAGGGATGAAGCTAAAAACTATAGCAAAAAGCTTTGCTTGTACCAGGTGGAAGGCTCTCAGCCCTACCATTTCGCGCAGCGCACCAAACGGATGATAGATGCACTTAGTAAGAGCGCTGACCCTTGGCTCTATGCATTCCCAAATAAGCTTTGCCCTGCTGGTTGCCGCCCAAGCAAGAATCCCAGTGGGCAGGGTAGCGGCACTTGGCTAGCGATCGCATACGCTCGCTATTTGCAAATTCCTGTATATTTTTTCCCGCAGTTTGAAACTAAGATTTTAGACCATAGCTGGATACCCGTTTGGATGGACGAGAAACTCCAAACTGTGCAGATGAATTTATTTTAACGGCAGAGCGGGCACGTCACCTGGAACAAGAGCAGCGTCTGCTCTTGTTCCGGTTCTGTCTTCCGTGCCCGCTCTTGATTCCGGGTTCGATTAGTCTTCATCATTACATTAACCTTACAATATCTTTACAATAACTTCACAATAAAACCCTCACAATAACCTATATACATGTTATTATATATATATAGAAACGAAGAAGCCTGACGTACAGCCCAGAACTTGAACCATGCCCGGAACTTGGAACTAGTAGTAAGCCGCGATCGCTAATTTACTTTCTTAATGGATCAAGAATCTAGATGTCCGGGTCTAGATTCACAATTCATTTATTAGTTCTGGAAAAGGTCGAAGACCCAAACATAAGAACCTGGTAGTAGAAGTAGTCTACGAAGTTGGATCACACTGAAGAACTAAGCCCCCCTCTTAAGCTCCCGCTCTTGCTCTTAGGGAAATTTCTCTAACAACGAAAAATCTTCTTAATCCCCCCCGCCCTCAGATTAAAAAAACCTCCCCTATTAGACCTGAAAAAACCTCCCCGTAAAAACCGGGGGGGATTAAGAAGATTTTGTTGTTAGAGAAATTTCCCCCCCCCCGCTTAAACGCCGCCCTAAATCTCGTCTTTATCATATCCTCACAATAACTTCACAATAACTTCACAATAAAATCCCCCAAATATCTCGTATACATACTATAATATATATATAAGTCGAGAGAACATGACGTCAAGCTGAGAACCTAAACCAAACCTGGGACTTGGAATTAAGTAGTAAGCCTGCGATTAGCCCCAAGACTTTAAACTAGATGTAGATTAGGTGCCCAGACCTAAAATCTATTTCTACTTTTCAAAAAATCTCAACATCAAAACTCTATATTTTTTATTCTCAAAAAATCTATACCCCCCAAAAATATTCCCCCCCCCTTCGCTACTCCGGGTTCCGGCTCCGCTCTAGAAAGAGGTTTAGGGTGGGCGGGTGGGGGCGGGGTGGTGGGGCTATCTATGTGGAACTTTGTACTAGTGCGTGTATTCACTCTTTAAAAAAACAGAGAAAAACCCGTTCCGAACGCAGTGAGCAGTGAATTAATCAGGCGAGAGCTAGCGAGCAGTGAACTCAGGCGAGAGCTAGCGAGCAGTGTACTAATCGGGCGAGAGCTAGCGAGCAGTGCACTAATCAGGCGAGAGCTAGCGAGCAGTGTACTGGTGCGTATATTCGCCGCGATCGCGAATGCTAGTGAGCCGGCGCTTCACTAAGTTTGGGGATTTTGCGATCGCGATCTTAACTTTCGCTGCATTCTGAGATATTGCGATCGCGATCTTAGCGAGCTTGTTACCCCATGAGTGGCTAATTCCTGCCGCTTCCGCGTACATATTTATGAGTGTTTTTAAAAACTGCATATATTTGGAGCGATCGCATTCCATGAAAAATCCCGCGAGGGCGCGGGTAATCATAGTCACAATAAGTATGCTTAGAGCGTTGATTTGAAGTGAAAAACAATTTGTATTATATCCTACGCTTTTTGTGGCAGCTGCCCGTTATC